GGTCGTAATGTAAGAAGATACAAGATGAGCAATCCTAATTTAGATAAAGTTGTTTATCAGGCTGTGCATTATCATCACCCATCAGTAGTGTGGGCAAGAGAAACTAAAAAACAGTATATGTGGTTGTATTCTTTGTTTGTAGAATTAGGTAAAGAATATACACATAGATATGGTAAGATACATAGTACAAATGCTTTATTAAATGATGTGTTATCAAACGCACCAGAAAATATTAAGTTAGAAGGTTGGCGTGAACCACCACCTGCTATGCAACACTATCCACAATGTATAGTACAAGGTGATAGTATTCAATCTTACAAAAATTATTACAACGAAGCAAAAGCATATTTTGCCAAGTGGTCTAAAAGAGAACAACCAGAATGGTTTGTGGGGAGTATGACATGAAATATTTAAGATTAATGAGATATCTGATAATTTTAATAATAGTATTCACAGCTTTTAAAGTTAGTGGTAAAGAGTTAGAAATGTTAGATATGTGGTACAGCGAAGATGTAACCAGAGTAGATGTAGGTGAAACAATCACATGGAAACCTACAGTAGGTGGACATAATGTTCACTTTGTGGCATGGCCAGAAGAATATAAAATGACACAGAAACCATCAGGTAGAATAGGTCAAGAATATACAATTACTTTAACTGAACCAGGTATCTATGTTTATCTATGTACACCTCATGTAAGACATGGTATGATTTCATTTATTATTGTAGGTGATGATATATCAAACAAAGACCAGATTGCAGAAACTTTATTATTTGGTAAATCTCAAACAAAACTAGATGAGTTTGTGGAGAGTCTATGATAAAAAATTTTGTAATTAACAGTTGGGATGGTATCATGAATCAATGGTATAATCCATTGAAGTATATTCCTGACTTACAAGTAAGGCATATGGTATTACAAATACTGGCATGGTTGTGGTGTATTGCATTTAGTTTATACTTTGCTTCTTGGTCTGTATTTGGTATAACAGTTGTATCTCATTTTGTTTTGATTGCAGCGATAGTTGTAACAGTTGCAACATTTAAAATATCAGAGCAGACTTATAAGTTTAAAGAAGGTTATCATTCTGCTAATAGAGGTAGAGGTGTTGTTTGGTATAGAGATATACATGGCAACGCATATAAAGTTCCTTTGCCTAAAAATGATCCAGGCGGTGAACATGATTAATCATGTAATGAGCATATTTGGTGCAATCGTTTTAACTTTTGTTGTTATCTATTTAGCACATGAATGGGATATACCTAGACGATTTTTTTATCATGGTTTAGAATGTAGTGGTGCAATAGGAGGAGGTTGTCTATGAACACATTATACGTTTTAGTAATTACACTATGGGGTCTTACGGCAGAAGGCCAATGGGTTTATGTAGGCAATCAATTAGTTTTAAATGAACCTATGCAAAAAGAAGAATGTCAAGAGTATATGAAAAGATGGTCTTGGCATGAAGATAATGAATACTACAACTTTACAATGAGCTGTGAAGAAGCTTAAAAAAATATTAAATAAGAATGAGTTTTGGATGGGTGTATTTACACTTGCAACCACGTGGTGGTTATTTAATGTAGGTGTTCTATCATCTTTAGTTATGATAATACCTTTACTAATAGCAGTTACAAGACCATGAAACAATATATTACTAGATTAAATGTTAGTATAGTTTTAATTATACTATCTGTTATACTTGCAATATCAGTATATCATGAACACATAAATGGTGCAGTAGTTTTATTTTTAATAACTACAATACCTTTGATTGCTTTTCCTTTTTTATGGACAGTATCAATATATAAAAGACAAGAAGGCCAAAGACAAAAAGTTATGAAAGGTAAGTGGAAAAAGTGAACACAATAATATTTTTATTTATGGTTGCAGCCGCTGTTGTTCTAGTGATAGGTGTTATTGCTATGGCAATCAATGGTAAATTTAACAAAAAGAATAGTAACAATTTAATGAGATTAAGAGTTTTATTTCAATCTATTGCTTTGGCAATAGTTGTTTTATTAGTTTTACTTGCGAGGTAACATGAAAGAGTTTGACTATAATTTAGATTACAAAAATTTGATGTTCGAAAAAAATGACAAACGATATCGTATAGGTCGTGGCGAGCAAGGTGTGCTACTTGTAAGACCATATACAAATGATATATGTAAACACTGGCGTTTCAAAACACCAAAAGAAGCATACATATCTGCTTCAGCAATATTGTTTTTATATAACTCTTACAGAAACATAAAAGATTTTGTAGGTATGGATATGTGTAGAAAATTTTTAGAAATGGGTTTTACTAGAGCAAGAAGATATGCAAATCACAAAGACGGTAAAAAGTATGATGAAAATGGCAACGTGAGACCACAAGAAAAAGATTGGGCAACAAGTGATAAAGCAAAGTCAGCAAAGATATTCAAAGACGCAAGAGGTCGTGTTACTGCTGACCCTAAATATATACACATGAGAAAAGAATGGAGACAGCGAGAAAATGCCAACGTATAGATTTTATAATAGTAAAACAAAAACTGAGTTCGAGGATTATATGTCAATCTCAGACATGGAAAAGTTTACAAAGAAAAAGCATATAGAATTATTACTACCTACACAAATGAATATAGTATCAAGTGTTGGTTCAGTTGATGGTAAAACTGATAGTGGTTTTAAAGAAGTATTATCTAAAGTATCAGAAGCACATCCTAATAGTCCTCTTGCAGAAAGATATGGTAAGAGGTCAGTAAAAGATACACAAATAGAGAGAGTGAGAAAAAAACACAGAAATAGAATTAGAAAAGGTGGAGGTAGATAAATAGTAGTATGGCAGATTTAGATTTTTTAGATGGTTTTGATTCAGGTGGCGATTGGGGTTTCACCTCAGTTTCTGAAAAACCATCAGACACAGCAAAGAAAACAGAAACAGTAGTAAAACAAACTGCTGAAGGAACTGCTAAAGCAGTTTCTGGTGAACTAGTAAGCAGACTTGAAAGTAAGTTAGATAAAATATATTCTGCTGTAAACTCAGCAAAAAGTGAAATCACAAATAAGAATGAAACTGAACTAAACATCGCCAAGAAACAAATGGATGATGAGTATGATTTAAGAAAAGATAATCTAAACAAAGAGAGTGCTGAAAAATTTAAACAATTAGAAAAACTTATCATACCATTGTTAGTAAAATTAGCAAAGTCACCAGAAGCATATATACACTGGCCGAACAGAGCAGAGGTAATCGAAGCACAACTTAAAAAAATAGTAGCAATCACTAGAGGATAGGCTTGACAATCCACATCTAAACTGTTATAATAGCAGTATGAATAAGATGTATGAATTTTTAAAGCAAAACTATGACATGAAAAAGTTTGATCATGTTAAACTAAACGGTGAACTACCAGACATCAAAACTGAAAGTATCAAAGGTAAAAGATTTTACGTTACGCCTGACGGTAATAAGTATCCATCTATCACAACTGTTTTATCAGATAGAAACAAAGAAGGTATCAGAAAATGGCGTGAATCAGTTGGTCAAGACGTAGCAAATCAAGTTATGAGGCAAGCAGCAAGTCGAGGCACTGCTGTTCATACATTGATAGAAAATTATTTAAATAACGAAGAACTTTCAAAACAAGATGTACTACCTGTCGCACTATTTGCCACTATAAAATCTGAACTAGATAATATAAATAATATTAGAATACAAGAAGGTGGCTTGTATAGCGATAAGTTAGGCGTTGCAGGTCGTGTAGATTGTATTGCCGAGTATAAGGGCAAAATATCTGTAATAGATTTCAAAACTTCTACAAAAGAGAAGAAAGAAGAATGGGTCGAGAACTATTTTATACAAGGTTCTGCCTATTGTGAAATGTATGAAGAAAGATTCCTACAACCCATAGAACAAGTTGTAATCTTAATCGTAACCGAAGACGGTGCTGTTCAAACATTCATCAAAGATAAAAAAGATTATTTACCTTTATTAGAAACGGCGATTAAGGAATTCAATGAAAAAAACATATAAACACATACTAGCATTAACAGTAATATTAATAACATTTATTTTAGTAGGCATATACGCTTCTATAAATGAAGCATATGCTGATCAACATCCTTTGTATCCACCAGGTGTTATGAATCAAACAATGTCACCTATATTTTGTGGTGCAGGACCAGAAGTTTATGGTCATGCAACAGGCACTTTTAAACAAAACCCTATCGCATGGGCAAGTGTAAAATCTCAAGGTGATCCAAACACAGCTGACATAGCATGGATATCTTTTTGGTATAGTGAAGAAACAAACACAGGTTCATTTTTTCTAACAGTTGTTGAAAATGGTGAAACCTGTTTGATGGGTTACGGTATGGAGTGGAAGTTCGATACAGACCTTTTACTTGATATTGTCAATGAATCTTTCAGTGAAGGTAATGAGAGTACACAGTAGGGACCAGGGTGCGATACCCTGCGCCTCCACCAATCCTAAATAGACCTATAAGGGGGCGAAATAGGATCGACCATTGTGAGAAATCGTACTGGAGAAAGATAGTCGGAAGACTTAAAATTTAATAAACGCAAATGAAAATAACTTTGCATTAGCAGCCTAGGTTGCTTGGGGTTTGCCAGTACCTCGCAACAGAAACTGGCACCAAAGGAGAGTATATTATGTTTGAAGTAATTGAAATTTTACTACCCATAGGTATATTAGTTATGTGTGCCTATGCAATCGGTTATATGTCTGGTTCAGACGCCGCAAGAGAAATCTATAATCCCACAGTTAGAAAGAACGATTTGAAGTAATGACCTTATTTCATGACGTTCATTTTTGTTTTGGTAATGGTAATTCAAGAAAAGGATTAGATGTTGACAAATTCAAAAAGAAGGGAACAGTAGTCGGGTGTAATGCAATCTATCGTGATTTTACACCCGATATACTTGTCGCCCTAGATTCAAGAATGAATCATGAAGTTTATAGATCAGGTTATGCTTTTGAAAATATTTGTTATCTAGGTTATTGGACACCTATACCTAGTCAAGTTGCTGAAACTATGTTGATGACACAGAAAGGTAGAGTTGATGTAGAGTTCAAAGGCTGTGAAGAAGCAGTTTATCATGGTGCTGATGGTGTGTTTACTTTCATACAAGGTCTTGGTAGAAACCCAGGTATCACTTATGTTACTGGCACAAAAAAAGATCATGTTTATAATATAGAACCAGAAGTAGATGGTTTTGCTTATGCAACAGGCTCAAGATCAATACATCTTTCATGTGAAATAGGTGCAAAAGAAATATATATTATTGGTCATGACCTATATTCTAAAGATAATAAGATAAATAATGTATATGCAGGCACCGATTGTTATGCTTCAAAAGACGCTGATTTGGCAAGACCTGATAATCCTAATGAAATATACAACTGGATAAAACAACATAAAAATACGTTTGATAAATTTAAAGATGTAAAATTTTACAAAGTTAATCCTAATGATGAAGCGATCAATGTTAAAGTAGATGAGTGGCAAGATTGTGATAACCTAGAGTATATCACACTTCATGAGCTTGACAAGAAATTTAAATTATAGTATAATAAGATAAATGATAATTACACCTAATAAATTTGCATTACTTATAGAAAACATGGTTAAGAATAAAAGGATGTCTTACATGGATGCTGTGATAGAATATTGTTCAGAAAATGGTATAGACCCTAGTAATACAAAAGGTTTGATTAACAAAACATTAAAAGAAAAAATAGCATATGAAGCACAAGGTTTAAATATGTTAAAAGAAAAAACAGCAAAGTTACCAATATAGGAGACGTTATGATAGAAGTAGTTTTAGCAGCATATGCCATTACAATCGTTGGTGGTATATTATTACAGGCAGCAGGAGTTCAGTAATGCCAAGAGAATATATTATAGAACACCATACTTTTAAATTTAGAGTAGGTGATAGTGAAGAAAAGGGTGGTTGCACATTTATAGGCGGTGAGTGGAAAGATGTTACTGCTCAAGAATTATTTAAAAATAAAAAGGTAGTTTTATTTAGTTTACCAGGTGCATTTACACCGACTTGTTCTGGCGAACAATTACCAGCATATGATGAAGCATACGATAAGTTTAAAGCATTAGGTGTTGATGATGTTTATTGCATATCAGTAAATGACGCCTTTGTTATGAACGCATGGGCAAGAGATTTAGAAATTAAAAATGTAAAGATGATACCTGATGGTGATAGTGTGTTTACAATGTCTATGGGTATGTTAGTGAATAAACCTAAACAAGGTTTCGGTATGAGAAGTTGGCGATACTCAGCACTTATAGATGATCTTAAAATTAAAAAATTTAATCAAGAACCAGGTCTAAATAATTTTTCAAGTGATGATGATCCGTATGAAGTATCAGATCCTGAAACAATGTTAAAATACTTAGAAGAAGAATATTATAGTTAGTGAATGGTTTTGAAGTATATAAAATCTATCTGGCAGTCAAACTCCACTTCACAAGTAAAGCAAGGTCTTATGACTTTCATAAGCACCTCGGTAGAACAACTGCAAGACTGGAGACCTTTACTAAAAGAAGGGATAGGTATTTCTTTCATAAGCTTAGTAAATCTTATAACAATAACACTATTGTTGACTACTTCGTTAGCAATTTTGTTACTAATACTAATTTATGGGTCGGTGACATCATTGGTAAAACTGGTGACGATAATTACAAAGTCTGGTCAAAAAAGATAGAGGCATTACATTATTATTATGAACAAGATATTGATTTTATATTAGAACAAGGTTATGAGTTTGACGATTTGTTTATGTCAGTAAATGGTCAACACCCACCTATTGTAAAAATGTTTTTGGCAAAGAAGATAAATTTTGAGACCGTTTTGATACTAGATGATATACTATCATTTACAAAACAACTAAATAAAAATGTAAGTGAGAAAGTATTGTGGCCTAAGTTATATGATAGAATGATAAGGTATAAATCATTTTTGAATTACAACTTGACAAAATATAAAATGACTTTGAAAAGGAAATTAAAAGTATGAGCGAACAAGTAAAAACAACAGTATTAACACTTGGTGAGATAGTTGTCAAGTTTGAAATGCCACAAAATTTTATTGATGAAATTAATAATGTATTTGATGAAAAAGAACAAACAACAGTAGACTGGAGTACTCAACTTGCAGGTAAAATTAAAAAAGAAAAACTAGTAAATCATTTATTAAGAGATGAAGTCAAAGGCACGTTTCTAATGTGCTTTCAAGAATATATGAATAGATCAGGCTCTGTGTTAGTGAAAACACATCAACTATCTTTAGACAACGCTTGGATAAATGATATGTATGCCACAGAATATAACCCTGCTCACTTTCATGCAAGTAAAAATAGTTTAGTAGGTCTATCGTCTGTTCTATTTTTAAAAACACCTGACTCATATGGGCCAGAAATAACAAATCATCATGAACCTGCTAATGGTCACTTAGAATTTATAGGCGGTGCTCAACACTCTCTATCAATGTCGCAAATTAGATTAAGTCCTAAAGTTGGCGACTTCTTTGTTTTTCCATACACACTAGTTCATGGTGTTTATCCATTTTATGGCACAGATCAAGTAAGAAGAACACTATCATATAATTGTGATATACTACCTAAAGTATTAGTAAAGGAGGTAAAATGAACGTAGATAATTTAAGAGAACAACTAAAAATAGATGAGGGCGTGAAGTATGAAATATATAACGATCATCTAGGTTATCCTACTTTTGGCATAGGTCATCTAATCGTAGAAGGTGATGAAGAACATGGCAAACCTGTAGGCACACCAGTAAGTGAAGAAAGAGTAAATGCAATCTTTGAAGAAGATGTAAAAAAATATATTAGTGAGTCAAAGAAAGTATTTTCTAATCTTGATGACTTACCAGAAACTGCTCAAGAGGTTATAGTCAATATGTGTTTCAACATGGGCGCACCAAGACTATCAGGTTTCAAAAAATTTATTGCAGGTGTCAATGCAGGTGACTGGAAAACTGCTGCTGTAGAAATGATGGATTCAAGATGGGCAAGACAAGTTGGTAATAGAGCAGAAAGACTGAGAAACAGAATACTTACATTGGCATAATGGACGAAGCAGCAAGATATACAGCAGAACATTCTGTTATGGAAGCAGGTATCGAGATACGAGAACTGAAACATAAATTAGAAGTTGCCGAAGAGAAGATAAAAAAACTAGAGAAAAAACTTGCCGAAGTGAATAGTCTATCACATATCAATTATGGTTTTGATAGAGATTTACTGAAACTTGATATCGGTAAATCGGTAAAAGAACAACCAGAACTGAGATCGGTAATGTCAGAAAAATATAATAAATTTGGTGAGGATGCTTGACTTTGTCCTACAAATCTGTTATAATAAGATATATGCAAAAGAAAATTAATTACTTTCTTTTTATAGTGCAAGGAAGAGTCTTTCACCAGAGGGACGAACTTGGTTGCTTAGGGGTTGTACCCAGGCATAACTTGGAAAACAAGGGGTGTCAAACTATCGACAGGTAGAAGTAAGCGGTTGCAGTTTAAAGGATTAGGTATCCGGTCTGTAACTTGTGGGTAAATCCTAGTCCCACCTATTTCGCATATAAATATAAACATATATTATATACACAGTGGATAAGATAACATACAATAATAATACGGAGATACAAATATGAATACAAGTATTGCAGCGTTAAAACGCTCGAAGTCTAATTTAGACACACTCATAGGCGAACTAAATAAAGTTGCCGAACCTCAAAAACAATCAAACTCATATGCTGATGATAGATTCTGGAAACCAGAACTAGATAAATCAGGTAATGGTTATGCAGTTTTTAGATTCTTGCCAGCAGTAAAGAACGAAGATTTACCTTGGGCAAGATTATGGTCTCATGCTTTTCAAGGCCCAGGCGGGTGGTACATTGAAAACAGTTTAACTACACTCAACAAAAAAGATCCAGTAAGTGAATCAAACAGTTTACTCTGGAACTCTGGCGTTGACGCAGATAAAGAAATCGCAAGAAAAAGAAAAAGAAAATTATCTTATATTGCAAATGTTTTAATAATCAATGACGCAAAACATCCTGAGAACGAAGGTCAAGTAAAACTTTTCAAGTTTGGTAAAAAGATATTTGATAAGATCACAGAAGCGATGAA